AACTTCAAATCATTAGGGTAACTTCCTACTGGAATATTATCTTCATTGGGACATTTGACAAAGAACTCTTTATCTTTTTTAGCTTTAGGTTTATATTCTGGCGGCTGCGGTATTTCTGGTTGTGGTTGTTCTGGCTGTTTTACTGGATCTGTTGGAATGAATTTGTCAGGATTATATTCCAGTGCCTCGAATGTTGGATAACTTACTACAGGATAATCAAGCTTTGGTTTATCAATAATGTCCAAAGTTGTTGGATATTGCTCCCATGTTCTTGTTCTGGGAATATAAATTTCTTTTATGTTTATCTGTGGTATTTCAATTCTTGGGATTTCCAAGTTTGTTCACCTTTGGTGGTTCTGGTAGCTGTACAGATGGTCCTGTGAAATCTGGTATTTTGTTTCCCATCACATCTGGTAATTTATCCTCCAGACTTCCCATGATCTTGTTTTTTAAAGTCCTTTCGAACTCAGGGCTTTGCATATAGCGAATTGCTACATATCCGAAAGCTGCCATTGATAATGACATCAAAAATGACAGAATAGAAATAATTTTTATGATGCGGTCTAACATTTTATGTTAAAAGAAATTTTGTTAAAAATGGCTATGCCTTTGACTTTGATGACATTTTGCCTTGTGGTTTCCCTAGCTCCACTGTACCTGTTAGCTGGGATTCTTGCTCGATCTTCTTCAACAACTGCTCCTTCGCCTGTACGCCCCCCTCAAGTAATAAAATAGCTTGATTTGCTTCTTCTAATACTTTTCTAGCTTGTGCTTGTTTTTGTTTTTGATTTGCAAGCTCTTCTCTCCATTCAATTAGCTGCTTTTCAATAATATTTCTCATTAAACATTTGGCTTTGTAGGATATTGAGTAATATTTGGCGTTCCATCTTCTTTGTATTCAAACAAATTGACTAAAGCTGATGTATCTGCACAATTATCTATTTCTGTTTCTCTTGTATTACAAGCTGTTCTGACAGCATCACGATATGTTGTAATAGCTGATGGTATTTCAGTTCCTTTTTCTGCTTTTCTTGTAACGTACCAGTCATATTGACCTAGTAAACTCCCTGCTATAGATTTTTCAGTATTCTTTAAAATACTCTTTACACCAAGAATTACAACTTGATTTCCATTTGCATCTTTAACTAAATTACCATCTTTATCTTTTGCATCTGCATCATCAAGTGCCTTTTCTGTTCCGTCAGTCATGTAGAATCTGGAATCATAATTTTTGGGGTCAGCTACCTCTTTTATTCCAAGTGCTGTTTTTTCTTCAGCAGTAGATAACCTTAACCAGTTTGCTGGATAATTTATACTACCAATAGTAAAAGGAACATCTATTGGTAATCCAGTTCCGTCAGAAAGTTGAAAAGCCATAATACTATTATATTACCTTGCTCTTGCATTTTTAAAAGGCATTTCTGCAAAAGCTAAATAAATGTATTTCGCACCACTAGCATTAAAGTTACCATTACTACCAATTCTTATTTTAAAACCATTTGATAATAAATCCCCTATATTTTCTCCTGATTGTGGAACGGCAGCAACTCTAGAGGCTACTTTTGTCACGTTTACAGGACTTCTTACAGAATCTTGAATGTACCACCCATCATCACCTGAATCAAATCTTTTATAAATTACCCAAGCTGGTCTAAAACCTGTATATATAAATGAACCATTAGAGCTACCATTACCAAGATAAACCCCAGCTTTAGAATATCCATCTGTATTTGCGAAGAAATAACCTACATAAGTTCCACCACTTGTATTATTGTTTGAATCAGTTCCTAAAGTTACTGTAGTTGATGATGGTTGACTTGGGAAAAAAGCATCATAATCACCAGTAGAAAATCCATTTCCAGTATTTAATTCTCTTGCAGATTCTTCATCAAAACTTGCGGCTATCCAGTTATTACCACCTGTATCTCTTCTTTTTATAAAACAAAAATTCGGTGCAACTCCAAGTCCATGACCTATTGTTGAGCCACTTGAACCATTACCTGTCCATGTACAAATTGAGAACCCAGAAGCTGTACTTGCTCTTACCTCTGCTGATATTGAACCATTTGAATTTGTACTTGTAGATCCACCAGCAAACCAACACCAAGCGGCATGATCTTGTAAGTCATAATTGACATCACCAACATTCATGTCATTTCCTAAACTAAATCCATCACTATCAAAAGATGTCACTAAGTTAGTGCGATTTGATATCTCTCCACCAGTAGTGTCGGGTCTTATCTGTCTATTAACTCCTCTCACTGCGTCAAACACAGCGTTATTTTGTGATCCTCCTAAATCTTTAATCCATATCCAATCTGGTTGAAATCCAACACCAGTAATACTTCTAGCAGTTCTGTTTCCAGTATAAACAACAGTATTGTGGAAATCTTTTGAAGGAACGGCGGTGCAAGCTGGTAAATTTTGAGAATTTAATTTTTGATAACCGCTAGGAATTGAATGAGAAAAAGCACGTTGGCCAAAATTTAAAGTGAACTTTGGATCTCTAGAGCTTGATGTATCAGCAACATTTAAGAAATATGGACCTGTTCCATCTATTGCTACTTGTCCACCAGATGCAACATTAGCTCCTTGATTATAATTACCATTACCATCTGAAAATTGGCCATTTTTTGAAAAAGCTACTTTTTTTGCATCAGCATCAACAGCAACACCGACAATATCATTTGTAGTAAAACTTGATCCATAAGTTGAGCTATTCCCATCAACATATTTTGCACCAGAACCATCTATTCCTACCCCACTATCAGTATCTTTTCCCGACCATGCACTTATGCCTGTATTTTGTTTTAATTTTAGATAACTGTCAGGTGCAATTCCAACTAATGAACTTAATACAGAGCTACTACCAGCCCTTAATTGAATTTCAAAATAATATTTACCAGAAGCCATTGCAAAAGTTGCAAGTGCAGCGTCATTATCATCACCATCTGTAAAATTAATATCTAAAGCACCATTGCTGATCCTTGAAGGACTCCTTGAGTTTAAAAAATTTAGAGTAGGATAATTATTTGTTGGACTATCTTCTAAAGAATCATTACCCTGACCAGCACTGACAGATAAATTATTTGGAGTGTAATTATTGCCGTTTCCACTTGTATCTTTGCCTAATGTTGTTGCACTGGTTCCACTATTATCAAGAAATTGAAGTCTGAAACCATTTGTACCAAATGTTAATGAACTTGTATCTATTGGGATCCATTCACCAGTTGTTGAATCTGTTTCAGCAAAAGAAGTAGGAGTTAGCTGTTGTCCATCAATAAGGTTTACTTCAGCCATATAGCCATCAAAATGACCACCATTATCGTATCTTCCTATCTGGTGTGCTTGAGTTAAATTAATACCAGTTTCATAATTTTGTGAAGGCCGACTATTATTATCAAATTCTGTTAATAGATCTCCATTTACATATAATTTAACTCTATTTGATTCTGATGACTGTGTTGTATCTACAGCTATAACCCAATGCTGCCATGCCGATACGTCCCTAAATTTAGCAGTTGTAGATATCCTGTTAGGTATATCCATGTAAAAACGATCATCTGAATCAAAACCAAATGTTGTCTCTACTGTGCCTCTAGCGTCCATAAAAACGTGTGCGTTTGCAGAATTATGAATTTCTATTGATGATCTTTTAATCCATAAACTTAATGTCCAAGTTCTTCTATTACCACTACTACTTGGAGTTCTTGTTAAATATGACTCGCTTACATTATCAAACCTTAAACTTCTTTCTACTTCAAAACCAACCGCCCCACTAGCCCCTGCTCTGATCGTGTCAAATAAAGCCATCTATTTTACGTCCAAAGAAACTGCACAATGTATCACGTTTGAAGATTTTATAACATAATCTATTCTATCTACTGCGTTGGCTGCTGTCGATAAGGTAGGTGCTGTACCGCCAACAAACTTAAATGCTGAATTGAAAGATGCTGTGCGTGAACCTGTACCATCTTGCGTAATAAATATAGATCCTGATTGACCTACAGTTTGGTTTGAAGGTGCTGCAAATGTTCTGTTACCTCCTAATGTTACAGATTGATGCGTATTAGCTCCTAAATCTAAAGTAATTGTTGAACCATCACTAGCTGCTGTGATTGCTGCACCAACTTTTCCTGATAATGCTAAACCACCTGACAATGTAAGTAATCCAGTTCCACTATCAGCAGTATCAGATCTTAAAAATTGACTTGAATCAATGCTATCTAATGTTGCTGCATTACCTCCATCAGCAGAGGTTATATAGCCAGCACCATTTGTTATTGCATTATTGTTGAGAGATATGTTTGCTGTACCATCAAAGCTAACCCCTGCAATAGTTCTGGCAGTTTCTAAAGCGGTTGCCGTAGCTGCATTTCCTGTTGTGTCTTGATTAAGTGTTCCAACAACAAAATCTAAAGTTCCGTCCCCATCTTGATATGTGACTGTAATTCCTGTTTCTGTGTTACCAGTGACCATGCCTCCGACAATATCTTGAACTTGCTCGTTTGTAAGAGTTGCGGTTATAAACCCTGCTCCGTTTGTCAGTTGATTTGTATTTGTTACATTGGTAGCTCCGTCAGCCACGTTCAACATAGTGCGTAAATTAGCTGGAGTTATTTCTTCGATTATCCCTGCACCACTTGAGTCTCTACCTAAAATTCTGTTTGTTGCTGATACATTTTGTATTTTGGCAAAAGTTACAGCATCATCTTGTATTTTTGAAGTTGAAATAGCATCATCAGCGACAGTCGCAGTCCCACCTATTTCAGCTACAGAATTATCATCTTTTTTTGTAAATAATTTTGCTGTATCTGTTCTTAAAGCTACTTCTCCGACAACCAAATCACTGGCACTTGGATCGCTGCCACTTGCATTTTTAAGCTTAATTGTGACTGCCATTTGTTCACCTCCTTAAGAATCAGCGTTCAATATGTGCCGCCATTAATATCAAAACCAGATGTTGCTCCGTCCTCAAGAAATGTCACTAGATCGCTTAGTGCCACTTGTTTCATTGTGCCATTATCGTTACAAACAAAGCGGTCTGCTGTCGCCAAAGTTGTTGAGGTGGCAGATGTGCCTCCGTCCATAAGATTCAATTCAGCAGTCGTGGAAGTGATGCCATCAAGGACATTTAATTCTGTCACAGTAGATGTCAAACTTGTTAGCTTTGTAACTGGCAAAGTTCCAGTGATTGAACTTGCAGCCAAGTCTATTGCTAATTCTGTTGACTCAATTACAAGACCACCATTTGATTTGAGATCAAGAGATAGTGTGTTTGCAGACTTATCTAAACCATCACCCGCTGTGATTTGACCCGCACCAGAGAATTGAGCAAAAGCTAAATTATTTGTCCCGACTACCGCTGATCCTTTGTTAGATGTACAAACAAAACCATTATCAGCATTGACAGTACCTTGCTCAACAAAAGTAAACATACCCGCCGCATCAGCCCCAGCAGCTAAGTCATCAGCCCTTGCTGGTGAAGATCCAACAATATAAATTCCATTTTCTGAAGCAGTTGACTGGTCTTTGACCAATACTCTGTCATTTGTTGAAAGAGATACACCATCTAAAGTATCTCCATTATTAAGAGCAGTAGATATTGTTATGTTTCCTGTAGTAGCAGCAACACAACTGTCTTTAATATCTAAACCTTGAGAAACACCATCAACATATCCTTTTGTCGCAAAATGAGCATCAGCAGTCGGGGTGACTCCTGTTACTGGGTTTGTTGCACTTGCTAACTGGTCAACTCTATTTGCTTGAACTCCTGTGTCAAAATCAGAAATTTTTGTATGTGCAAGGGCTGGAATATCGTCACTAACTAAAGCTCTAAATGTAGGAGCAGCCGCTGATCCAGAGGTAGGGCCAGCTAAAATTCTATTTGCGTCCCTAGTATCTGTTTTATTAAAAAATGCACCAGAACCACCGATTGTAATTATTGAACTTGCAGATGGTGGTGTAGATCCATCATCACCAAAACCATAATATAATTTTAAATCCGCTTCATTAAATGCTAATTCTGATGGAGAAAGACTTGAAGGAGAGCCAGCACTTCCAGACGCTGCTCTTTTTTTAATTCTTATAGTGTTAGACATGGCCTAAAAATTCCCTCCATTAACGAGTGTAAGTTTGGTAGTGGTGTTATCTGCTTTTATGGTATCACTAGCAGCGTGATAATACAGCACCGCATCATCAACTTTGCCAGATATATCAAAATTAACACCAGATATGGCGGGTCCTTGCGGCCCTTGCGTTGTAATTTCAACTGTAGTTACATCAGAAACCTGACTTACAGTGACAGAATTAGGACTACTCATGTTGTGTAACCTTCGCTTATGTATAGTGTACCTTGTAAATAATAATTTTTATCTCCGTTTCCGTCTGTTAATAAAACATCATATTTAAGCTCATTTGGAGAAAATGTTGCTGTTTGTGTGTCTGATAATTTTATGTCTATAATTCCACTTGTTCTATTTGAATATGTAACCGCCCAGTCTGCATATTTTGTTGTTCTTGTTTCTTCCCAAACTTGAGCAGCAACAGTATAACCAGTTAAATTTATTCCAGTTCCTGTTGAATCTTTAAAAGTAAGACGTAAACCAAAGTCTGCTCTTCTATCTACAGTAAAGTCTTTGATTGCTGGAATGATTGCCATTTATTTTACATCTAGAGAAACAGCACAATGGATATCTCCACTTGATTTTATTATATAGTCAATCCGATCTGTGGCACTAGCAGTAGTTGTTAATGTTGGAGCATTACCGCCAATAAATTTAAACGCACTATTAAAACTTGCAGTTCTTGATCCTGTCCCATCTTGCGTAATAAATATAGATCCACTCTGTCCTACTACTTGATTGCTAGGTGCAGCAAAGGTTCTGTTGCCACCCAAAGTAACAGAATGATGACAGGCAGTAGCCATATCAATAGTAATTGTCGCACCATCAGATAAAGCAGTGATATTAGAAGCTGCACCACCCGCTAGAGAAATACCACCAGATACAATACTAAAAACTGCTGTCCCACCTCTTTGTAGTTCTAAATCGCCAGTACCAGCATCATTAATACTGCTTTTATTTGAACTATGCTGAATAATTAAATCATTACTATTTCCAAAAGTTGCTTTAAAATTATCATTAAATTCAAGAGCATTATCAGACTTATCAAAACGTAACTCTTCACTAGCACCAGAAAAAACTACATCTTCATTGAAATTACTTGCGGCATCTACATCTATACCACCCGCCAAAGTAATAACATTTATCCAAGCGTCATTTGCAGAGTTTCTAATCTTTAAAATATTTGCTGTTGTATCAGCCCACCATTGATATGGATATCTAGTTGTTGGCTGATTAGGTCCATAATTTAAAGACACAATAGCTTGTAATACGTCATTGATGTCTCCTCTTACGACACTTCCAGAGGCATTATCAATTACATAATCATGTTGTTTACTAGACATTAATTAACCTCCTTTGCCATATCCTACCGCTGAAAAGCTAAAGTTTCTACTTATAACTGTACCACTTGAATTTAAAAACTTTATATTAAATCCTGACCCAGTTATAGATGTTATTTGGTAGAAATCACCAGTGGCCATGTTTTGTGGAGTTACCATGATTGATGGTGGATATGCGGAAGTTGATCCACCGATTGCTGAAGTGCCTGTAAAAAATGAATTAGCAAAACTAATATCTAACCCAGATGCTGAAGTTCCTGATGTTTTTATTGTTGTGCTTTGCTCTGTTCTAGCTGGTAAAAAGGCATCAAATCCAAGTTCAGAAACTTTTATATTTTCATTTGCGTTTTCACTTTGTATATCACACTTAAAATCAAATCCTCTTCCTTTAAAAGTTCCTTTAAAAAATTTATTAAATGATCCATAAGTAGGAGAACTAGAGGGATCGTCACTTGTGGTTCTAACCAAGACTGTGGCATTTGTTTGCTCTGCAACAGTTCCATCAAAATCGTCCCTTAAATCTAAATTTGGAATACTATCAAATAAATCAGACTCATTTATGCCAACGCTTTTTAGATGTTTTTCTATCTCTAAAGAAAACACACCACCTAAATCCAGAGCATTTTGAAAAGCATAAGAGCCTGTCAAGTTAGTGGCTGGATCTGTTAATTTCAGTTCATTTGATGCAACAGTTAGATTTGTTTTTGTGCCAGCAAAATTTGGATTTTCTCTTTGACTAATTATTGAAAGTTTATTTCCTATGCTTGGAACTGTAACTGTTATTGTTGCTTCAGTTGTGCTAAATCTGCCGCCTGTGTCACGAAATTTTAAAGAGTAAGTTCCTGATTTTAAAGGAACAGTAGCTTCTGTTGTAGCTCCTCCAACAGCTTCTATAACGTCTGTGCTGTTTGAAAAAGTTGCACCGCTGCTTAGTTCAGAGAACCTGATATATACCTGTCCTCCATATTTAACGTCAAGGTCTGTAGTTTGATCCCATCTTATTCTTGCTGTATTTCCGTCAGGCAAAGGCTCTAGTGTTGCATTAGTTACATTTGCTGGAACTGCTGTTTTACCAATAGCATTAAAGTTGAGTGTTGAAGGGTTTGCAGATGGTTGACCTACTGCGTTATAAGCAAAAACACGAAACTCATAGTTCCCAACGTCAGTATTTAATATATCTACACTGCTTGAAGATGTTGTTATTTCATTAAAATCTCCATTGTTAGATCGGAATTGCACTCTATAATTTGAAGCTCCTGAAACAGGTTGCCAGTCAAGGATAATTTTTGAAACTGCTCTATTATTTATCTCAACAATTTTCTCTTCAGCAAATAATCCTTCTGGTGGTCTTTTTATTTCTGTAAGAATTGAAGTATTTTTGGCTGGAATTGCACTGCCATCTTCTACAAAAGCATATTTGTCAGGGTCATGTTCAAGTGCAGTAATTGAAAAAGTCTTATCATCATTTTCTGTTATAGTTATCACACGCCATGTAGTTGTTTGCAAAGTTGATGTCTCAATAATATACGGAGCATTTGCATTTGGAGTCTGTGAAAAGGCAGAGGAAACAGTTAAAACATTTGAGTTAAAATCTGCTATTGTTCTAGTTTGTAAAGTGCCGTCTGGAAGCATCACTGTTAATGTAGGTGATTCAGATAATGATGGAATATTTGTATTAGCACGATCATCAATGGTTATTACTGTTGAAGTTGCAGAGCTAATAAGACCACCTCTTCTGGTTCCAGCTTTAACAGGATCAGAGATTGAAATTATGTTTGAAGGTCTAATTAAAGTACCAGCAGCAATAGTAGTCGAAAAAGTGCAAGTTTCTCCATTATTTTGCTCACTATACAAAAACCATTTTCCAAATCTTCTAGCTTGAGATCTAGACGTTGTACCAAAAGCAACAATATTTTTTACATTTACACCGTACTTTGTTTGAGTAGCACTATCAGCTTCAACAACTTCAACATCTGTTTCTTGTGTAATCATGTCAAAGTAAGTGACATTGATAACTGTATGTCTTGTTTTTAAACTACTTCCTGTATATTGAAATCCATCTTCTGTCACATTACTGTAGTTAAAAATATAAACAGGATCTGAGGGGGCATCTTGAGCTATTGAAATTCCACCAGCTTCATAGAATGGCATTACCCTCATTACACTACAAATATCATTAATCAAATCAAACGCAGACTGACGTTGTGTAATATTTACATTAAGTGCAAAACGTGGCTCCGTAGATCCATCACCATTACCAGCATCTACTTGAAATCCACAGTAGTCACTTACCTCTTTAAATGTAAATTTATTCAAATTATCTGCGGGTATGTTACAGCCATATCTGTCATTTGTAAGAATGTCATATAAAATCCAAGCTGGATCTGTTGTCCATGCTTTTTCAGTGGCGAAAGTTCCACCCCATGTTCCGCTATAGCTTAAAGAGCCATCAGCCAAGTTTACAGTAGCATTATTTGGAATTGATACTTTAATACCTCTCAGCCTAAAACGCCTTGATGGAACTCTTGGGAACTGCTCTGCATTAAGTCTTAATGCCACATGAGCAGTATTTGGATATGCGTTTTGTTCAAAAATTATATTAGTTGCAGTATGAAAACTAAAAGCATTTACTAGAGTTGCCTCTGTACTATCTGCCGTAACTCTTCCAACTCTTACAGAAACAGGAAAAGCAGTGTTTGATCTAAATTTTATTAAATAATCTCTTAAATATGGATTTGTTGATCTGCCTTTTACTGTGTCATCAATAACAGTTGTTGTAGTCCCGTCATTTTCTATAGTTACAATATTAAGCCTTACTTCTGTGCCTTTTATATCTCCGTTATCATCAAAAAGCTGCAAAGAAGGAAATTTCACAGTAACTCTTACAGCGTCAATAGTATCTGAAGAAACAGTGTGTGTTACAGGAGTTGATGTTGTGACAGTTGTACCAATAATATTCTCAGCTTCTGTTGCATCAATACCAGAAATAAAAGTTTGATTGCTTGTACCTAAACGAAAATCAAAAGAAACATTTTGATAATTAAAATCCGAGTCTGATGGATTACTTACACTAGCTGCTGGTTGTAGAATTGGATTTTGATTTAAAAAAATATCTTTTAAAAAACTATTTTTGTATTCAGTAGATGTTTTATCAGTTACGCCATTTTTAGACGCTGTTGCACTTCCCTCTATAATTCCTTCCGAAACGACATCAATAAGTGTGTTAAATTGCTTACTAGAAAGTGCATCTGACGGCAAATCAGGATTAATAATTACTCTTGATTCATCTGTCGGTTCAAATCCCATTAATTTTCTCCCTCAACTTGAACTGTATCAATGCCATTAGAAACAGTTATAGATCCAACAATAATTTCTCCAAAAACTAAATTAACTGGAATACCAGCTTGGCTGACATTACTAAGACCAGTAAAACTATAGTTACTTGCTAAAGCTGCTGGATCTAATCTATCCATTCCACTTGAAGCAGAGTTCATGTTTTTTCTTTGAGGTGTCAACATTTGCGTTACACCTCCAACAATCATACTTGTACCTACCGCAGTTAAAGCAGTAGTAGCGGCAGTTGCTAGTAATTTACTACCTAACAATGTTACTCCAACTTTACTTGCACCAAATTTTGCTAAAGCTCCAAGAGCAATACTAAAAAAGAAATTTCCATGAGCCAGAGGAACTATTTTTATTTCATTAGAACTTTTTAAAGTAAGTAAATCTTCAGTAATAACTGTGTTACCACAAGTGATTTTATACTCTTGATTCATCATGTGCTTTTGTATGCCTTTAAAATTACATTTTAAAAAACTTATAACCTCAATTACATTTTTTGCGTCAGCTTCAAACTCAGCTTGACCTAAAAATTTTCTAAGCCTTCCATAAACTCTAATTTTTCTTAGCATTTGACCTCGTTTGGCTCTATTTTAATCATACGATCAGTTGCGGGTTCTACAAGATAAAAAGTTAGATCTAATTCTTTACAACTTATTTTATCCGAAAGTGAAAATTGTAATTCATTATCAGGGTGACTATGAACTATTCCAATTATATCGTCAACACTATCTTCGCACTCAACCCAGTCATCAGTGTCAATTACAAAAGATGTTGCTTTAAATTCATAAGCAATATTTTTGCATTTCCAAAAAATTTCTTTACCATCTTTTTTTGCAACTAAACCACAACACTCCTCTGGATAACATTCTTCTGCGTGTTCCATTGCATCTTTTTTCCAAGATTTCTGAACATACATTATGAAACAAAAGTACCTACAGCGGGGAAATCAGCCCTTGTGACTTGTCTAGCTGGTAACTGTTTATTTTCAACGTCAAGCTGTCCTACTAATTCAAATTGTACGACTTGTCTGTTTTCTGTTATTTTTCTATCAATAAAATAAATTTCTTGGGGTAATTCATCACTATTTGGAGTTCCAAAAGGATTACTGCCAGAACTAAAATTTGCATTATCTAAACTAGAGGCAAGCACTTGTAATCGAGTTAATTTTGCATTTAGTAAGTCATTATGTGCAGTTGTTTGATTTACAATCGCCAAAAAACCAGAAACATCAATTACTGATCCGCTTCTTGTAATACCACCAAAATTACTTAAGGTTAATTGTGGTCTTGGGGTTTGACCTCTACCAGTATATGCAAAACCACTTGCAGCAATAGGTAGTCTTTGATATGAATTACCTTGCCAAACAAGTTCAGTATTACTATTCATATTTGAACCAGAATGAAATCTGAATGTAGTTGGTACACTATCTGGATTTCCTGTTGCATAATGCAAACCCGCCACAAGTTCTAAAACAAAAAGTTCAATAATTGCTGATGGATTCAATGATTGTAATTCTGAATGTGGAATTGCCATCTAAGCCTCCGCAACCTCCTCAAAGGTTAAATTCATAATTACTCTGTTGTTTAGTATTGCTGTTCTCGATCTTCGTGTGCAGATAAATTTTAATGCTGATGAATGATGAGGCGGAGTGAAATCGAAATTTGCTTGATCATCAAATCTTTCATCAAGAAAAGTATCTATAGTTGAAGCATCTGTTGTCGAAACATTAAATGTCAAATTTAAATTAATAAGTCTTTTATTTGCTGGCAAGCCAAACACTAAACGCTGCTCTCTGCCATCACCTAATCTAATTCTCTCAAAATCTAAGTTTTTAGTTTCTTGTGTTGCGTATTGAGGTGTGATGCTTGGAAATGTAGCCATTATGCAAGTAAACCTCCGCTGCGTTTTTGTCTAATTAATTCTGATTGTATCGCAACAGCAATTTGTTGACCTAACTCATTACCTTCAGCAGATGAGCCACTGACGGCAGATCCTGTAGCGTCAACACTGACTGTGATGTTATTTACAACCGATTCTCCTCCCATTGGAACAGAGGGCATAATAGTGCCAGAGGTTCTTGGAACAAATAGCTCAGGTTGACGTTCACCAACAATGTAAGGCTGTCCAGCTTTTACAGGGCCACCATTTGCTTTGAAAAGGCCTCCAAGTATTCCACCAAGAAATCCTCCAAGTCCTTTTTTCTCTCCACCGCTTGCACTCTTACCAAATGCCTCTCCAAAGCCACCTATAAGCTTGTCTAATTGTGCATCAATGATCTTATCCCTAATGCGATTAAGCACGCCTGTCATGGCCTCTCCAAATGTTTTAGCTCCAGTTATTGCGTCCCTAAGATTATTTTTTATACTGCTTTCAATCTCTTCACCTACTTCTGTCATTTTTTCTTTGAGTTTTTCAGTTGCTTCTTTTTGGTTGTTAATAGATTCTTCTGACTTTTTATGCTCTTCGTTTTGTTTTTTCTTTTCTTCTGTAATTTCTGCTTCTTTTTCTAAAGTTTTGTTTCTCCCTTCCAATAGTTTTATATCTTCAAGAACTTCTTTCTTTTTAGTTTCAAGACTCTTTTTAGTTCTGCCATTTGCATTGATCAATCTTTCATTTATATCTCCTAAAATATCCTTTTGTTTTTCTAAAGCTTTTGCAACTTCTTCTCCAGCACCTTTTGTGATTACATCATTTAATTCTTTTTGCTCTCTTCTGGTTTGTATTATTTTTGTGGTAACAAATCCAAGAGCCAAAGCAAATGCTCCAATACCACTTGCAGCCAAAGCACCAGACAAACCAAGCACTGCAATTTTTAATGCACCTACTTTGATAGCAAATGCAGAAACAGCAGCCCCAGCCAAAGGAGCAACAACAGCAATAGCCTTGATTGCACCAGCAATACTTGTTAAAAGAAAAACTGCTTTTCCAGCATCTGAGTTTATAAATTCTGTGAGTTTTGTGATAAATCCTGTCAAAGCCTTTGTTACGTCCATTACAACAGGTCTTAATTGATCTCCAAAAGCTCTCGATAAATCCTCAGTTGCATTATTAAAATCTTTAAAAACTTGTGTCGGATCGTTTTTTAATAGCTCCTTTAAAAACCCACTCCCTTCATTTCCTATTCTTCCTAAAGCCCTGAGTACAACATCACTGGTTAATTCACCATCAGCAGCAAGTTTTTTTAGTTCTCCTATGGTTACACCAAGCTCTTCAGCAATAGGAGCAAGAACTGTTGGCACTTGTTCTGAAACACTTCTAAATTCATCACCAGCCAGCCTTCCTGAGCCAAGAGCCTGTGCTAGTTGTCTAAATGCGTTGGACGACTCTATAGCTGATGCACCAGCTAGTTTTGCCGCTGTATTAAATCCAAAAAATACAGTTTTTATATCTTCAACTGATGTTCCAAGTGGAGCTAGTCTTGCTGTTATATCTGTAACGCCTTCTAAAGCCTCAACTGCACTCAAACCAAAAGCTTTCTGTGCATCTGCGGCAATCTGTTGCGACTTTGCAAAATCTGCACTGCTCTTTGTCAGCAATCCTAGTCTTACATTTAGTTTTTCAAAGTTTGCTGAAGTATTTACCGCTTGTCTTGCTAATAATCCAATTCCAATGCCAGCAATAGCTGTTCTAAGGCCACCAAAAGCTCCCTGTAATTTTTCAGTTCTTTTTTGAACACCATTAAGAGCCTTATTTGCGTTTGTCGCATCAACTTTTAACCTAACGACTGCTTCTGCCACAAATAAAAAAAAACCTTTATTCTATATTACCTTGAATTGCGTTTTTGTCGTTGCAACGCCCTCTTTTCTTCTTCATGCTTTATTTCATAATATCCAGCCCAATATATAAGCTCTGCCTCAGTCATATTGAGCCTGAGTTCTTGCACTGTCTTACCGAGTTCTGTTGCTAGGAAAAACTCAAACCTGAGCCAAGTGTCCCCTTTTATTCTTTTTTTGCTGTGTCTATATCAAGTTTGATGTCATTCAAGAAAAGCTCAAGATCATTTAAAACTTTTTCGGGAAGTTGTCTTTGCAACATTGGGGCATCTGACATATCAAAAGCTAAACTTCCATCTTCTTTCTCTGCCATTTGACAAAGTAGTTGAGTAGATACAACCAAAGCATCTGCGTTTGGACCAGCTAATTGCTGTGCTTTGACCCTTGCATATCTTGTAATTGGTCTAAAGTATAAAGTCATGATGACTTCATCTTTGGAGTTTTTTACGTCAAACTTACGTCTTGTGACCATTTCATCTTGAAACGCCC